ATAGATGTTATTGATATTGTTATTATATCTATATTATCTGGATTAGGTGGTTTAGGGATATTATCATATCTATATTTATATAAACATAATTTAATAACTAAATCCCATTATAGTTCTATTTTTATATATTCATATATGTTAATCTTAAGTACATCGTTATATGTATGTATCAAGGAATTACCATATGATAGTACTACATATGGTGTTGTATTATCTACCTCATCATATGTATTATTTGCAGTGGGTATATATATTTATATACAAATGAAAAAATATATTATTTAGAGCGATGCGTATTTTAAATGTCGATTTTTAAACTTTATAAATTTTAGATTTTCTACGTTTACTTGATTTTTTACTATTTTTCTTACATTTATAAGAATCTTTGTTATAAGCATAAATAAAATAATTTTTATAATGGTCTTTCTTAATATTTTTGATAGACTTCTTCAAATATATAGTTAATTCATTGTAATTTTTAGATTTATATAATGTCAAATAAAGATATTAGAAAAAAATGGGAAGAATTTATTACTAAATATCAAAAATACTTTCCAGATAATCTAGCTATTCAAAAACGAGTAATTTAATATAAGAACTAAATGGAAAAAATTTATAACAGATCCTAAATATTCAATTTACTTTTAAATTATTTAAACATTATTTTATTTATTATAGTAGAATGGAACAAACCAATTATAAACAATTATATGATGAATTGTTAAAATCATTTGAAGAAATTAAAGCTGAAAATAATGAATTAAAAATTAAAAATGATGAGTTATCAACACATCTTAAAAAATATACCGCTCATAATGGTAGTAAAACTTATTATCAAAAAAATAAGGATGTAATTCTTGAAAAGAATAAAGAATATGTAAGAGCATACAAAGACCAATTATCACCTGAAAAAATTAAAGAATATAATAAAAAAGCATATGAAAATAGAAAAAATAAATTATTAAATCAAAATACTGAAAAAAATGTTTAGATTTTAAATAAATATTAATTAATATTTATTTAAAGGAATAATATATAATATTATAATATAATGAAGATCAAAGAAAAACCACCTGACCTTGTTCCAAATGAACAAGTTTATAGGATGATTAAATGTCCTCTTAAATCTGTTCTTAAAGAGTACGATAAATTACAACCAATTATTGATGATATTGTAAAAGATATTAATAAATTTGTTATTTTAGGTTATCAATTCATTAGATTATATTTATTGGATAAATTTAATACTAATAAAGACTTTCCTACTATCAATAAAAGTTTTATTTTAGATGTTCTTAAAACAATCGCAACCAGTGAAACAAATAGAGGCAAATCAAATAAAAATGAAAATATTAAAAATAAATCTATTAAAGATGATATAAAATTATTTTATGATAATGTATTTTCTAAATTAGTTAATGAAAAATTATCATACACAAATAAAACTCATATATTAGAACAAACTGCTAAAGAAATGATTACTTGCTTAGAAACTAATATTTCAACTCATTTTATTAAACATCTTTTTAGATATATTAATTGTTTATTCAAAGATCCAAAAACCAAACAGATTAAATTAGAAAAAGATAAGGAAAAAAGAAAAGTTATGTATAAGGAACTAAATGAAGAAATTAGAAATCTTAAATCTGATTTGATTAATAATAAAATACTTGATTCAAAAAGTGAATATCATGAATGGATTAATAAGACTAAAAAATATTTATATCCTGAAAAAATAACTAAAACTATTGCTTACGATGTTAAAATACACCCAGAAAAATATTTAATACATGCATTTTATATTAATTCAAAGATTGAAGAATTAGGATGTAAATCATTTCAAGTTATACCACAAAGAAATAATATTGTTCCTAAAAATATTGTATTAAATACATCGGGAATTGCGGATTATGTTGGTAATAAATATCCTAAATTATTTGATTATCCTAAAAGTGAATTAGTTTTACATTGTAAGCAATATCAAAAACATGTTTGGAGTAAAATATTAAAATTAGAAAAAAGAAGTATATTTAATAATGAAGAATATGTTTTTTATAATCAAATGACAACTGATGGTTTTAGTTGTTGTTTATTATTTATCCTAAAAAAATATAAAGATAAAGAATATGGTGATAAATTACCTAAATGTATTCAAGATGATTGTGATATAAAAAATGTTAATAGTTTAACCAAAGATGAATGTAATAAATATTTAACGGATGAATATAAATTAGTATCAGTTGATCCAGGGAAGATTAGACCATTAAGTATGATAGATGAAAATAATAATTTTTATAAATATAGTGCATGTAGAAGAAGATTTGAAACATATACTAAAAGATGTAATGAAATTGTAAATAAAGAAAAAATAAAACACAATATCATTGAAAAAGAAACAGAATTATCAAAATTTAATTCAAAAACATTAAAAATAGAAGAATATAAAAAGTATATAACCAATAAAAATAAATTAAACAATCAAGTTAAACCATTTTACAATAACATATTATTCAGAAAACTAAATTTTAGAAGATTTGTAAGAACTAAACAATCAGAAGAAAATTTATTAAATGAAATAGAAAATAAATTTTTAACTAAAGATGATAAGATTAATAATAAGAAAATATTATTACTATATGGTGATTATTCACGTACAAGTCAAATGAAAGGAACAATATCAGCACCTAATATAGGATTTAAGAAATTATTATTAAAACGATTTGAAATATTAGAAGTGAATGAATATAATACGAGTAAATTGTATAACAAAACTTTTAAAGAACTAGAAAATGTATCAGTAAGAAAGAATAAGCATAAAAAACATTTACATGAAATACTAACTCCAAAAGAGGAAACCGAACGGTGTATTTTTGTAAATCGTGATAAGAATGCTTGTAAAAATATTTTATATATAGGAAAATATTTTTTAAGAAATCAATCAAGACCAATTGAATTCTGCCAAAAAGCAAAAGAAAAGATAGTAGTTGTAAAGCAACGAAAACCAAGACAGAAAAAAGAAATTGTTGTTTAATCAAGGTAGTAGATTAAATAACATCTGATGGGATTATGTGTATCTACCTTAATATACACATAAGAAAGCCCATTATTTAGAATTTAGAACTCTTTAATGAGTAAAGCGATGCATTTATTTTTTTTGTCTTAAAAATCGGCATTTAAAATACGCACCGCTCTAAACTGAAACTTCAGGAATTATTCTATTATTTTCATAACAATATATAATAATATATGCTAATAGAGAAATACTTAAAATACAACCTCCAACTATAAGAGTAACATATGAATGATCAAAATTAACAAATGTTAACCATCCAATAATAGTTATTATTAATCCCCAAACACCAATAAAACTGGCAATTGATTTATAATTTGTCATTTTGTCATTCTGTTATTAGTAAAAATTGTTTATATTAAAAAATTGATAATTATTACTATTAATCATAGTAATAATTATAATTAATCATGGATAATGAATCATGTATAATTTGTCTGGATAATAATCCAGAAACAATTACGTATAAAGGGGTATGTGAATGTCATCCAAGAATTCATACCGAATGTATCAATACTTGGTATCAAACAAATCCAGAGACATGTCCTATATGTCTAAATAAATATCAAATATCGATTAGAAATTTTAGAAATTGGAAAAGATATCTGTGTCTATATTTAAGTATTTTAGGTTGCATATGTGTTTTCTGTGGTCCATTCCTTTTAATTAGTATATTAGTAATAATGTCCATATATTCTAAATAACAAACTTAAATATAAAACATGATTAATAAATAAAATGATAATTGGTTTATACGGGTATGGACGATTTGGAAAATTTTTCTGTAACTATCTTGAACACTATTGCTATAATGTAATTATAACTGATATAGAAAAAGTAAATCATCAAAATTATATAACAGAGGATGATTTTTTTAATTCTTCTATGGATATTGTAATTTTTTGTAATTCAATTAATAGTTTTGAAGAAGTAATACAAAAAATTAATCCTACTTTCTTTACTAATAAACTGATTATAGATGTATTAAGTGTTAAAGAATATCCATTTGAAATATATAAAAAATATAATATTCAAGAAAATATCTTATTTACTCACCCAATGTTTGGTCCTGATACTAAATCATTGGAAAATAAAAAATTTGTATATTATCCATTTAATATTAAATTAGTAAATATATATGATAGTTTTATGCATTTTTTAAATTTTTTAGAATGTGATTTAATCAAGATGAGTCCAGAAGATCATGATAAATATGTAGCCGAAAGTCAATTTGTAACACATTTTATTGGCAGATCATTAAATTTAAAAGATACACCAATTAATACCGTAAATTATAGTAATTTATTAACAATTGTAAATAATGTTAAAAATGATTCTTTTGAATTATTCAAGGGTATGACTTTAAAAAATAAACATACCATACCTGTTATAGATACTATTATGTATTCTATATCCAAATTAAAAAGTATTTTAACACCACCTAAAAATATATATTCGGCTACTAGTGCGGTAATGAATAAAATTAAGATGTCAGGGAATAGTAATATTATTAATGCTGCGATTGGTGTGCCATCATGGGGCCCCAAATTATCTTTAGATAACAGTTATTCATTATCAGGTGGTAATATAGAATTAAAAAAAGAATTAGTAAATTTCTTTGATAATAGATTAACGATGGATAATTTATTAATAACCCCAGGTGGAAAACCAGCATTATATTATTCTATTTCAGCATACACTAATATAGGAACTTCTTGGTTAATTCCATCACCATATTGGGTATCCTATCCTGATATGATAAAGTTAGTAAATGGTGTACCAATTATAATAGAAGGTGATGTTAATAATAATTGGTTATTTGATTTAGATCAAGTGGAAGAATATTTTAAAAAAGAAGAAGTGAATGGTATTATAATATGTAATCCAAATAATCCTACTGGTTTATTATATCCCAATGATTTTTTAAAGAAATTAGTAAATATTACAGATAAATATGATAAGAAATTAATAATTGATGAAGTTTATCTACCATTAATATCAGCAAATAATTTAGATTATAAAAATTCATTATTTTTTGGTAATAAAAATGTAATTGCTGTATGGAGTTTTTCAAAAGGATGGGGTATTCCAGGATGGAGAGTGGGGTTTGTAATGGCCAATGAAGAAATTATAAAAAAATTAACAGGTATTCAATCTACGATTAATACATGTGCATCTAATTCTGGTCAGCAAATAGCATTAAAATTAATTAAAGATAATTGGTTACCAATAGAAGAATTTAAAAAAATAGATTATTATAAAAATAAGATAACTAATATTTTTAGAAAGAAGGGGTGGATTGTACCAGATAATCATATTACAAGTATGTATTTATTTCCTATTAATTACAATATAGATATTAATGAATATATTGACAAATTATTTTCAAATGATTTAGCAGTTATTAGTGGTGAACCATTTGGTAATAAAAATGGTATTAGATTAACTATATATAATGACGATAAATTAATGGAGAGATATATTAATATTCTTAATAAAAATTGATTTCTTTATTAATTAAACCTTAATAGTTAATAAATAAAAAAATGACTAATCCATTTGACTCTGATGAATTTGGTGAATTCCACTCAGCTACTGATATTGAATCTATTTATATAGGAGATAAACATGCATCAAAAACTAATGATTATTACGATGTTGAAATATCCAAAAGTTTTGCATTTATAAAACTATATCATGCCAATAGAAATATAGATGTAGAAAGAACTAAAGCAATGGTTATTAAATATAAAACAAAACCAATTAACTTTCCACCATTAATTATTGCACATATTACTGATGAAGAATATCAAAAAGATGAATATGTTCTTATAGATGGTCAACATCGATATTCGTGCATGAAACAATTATTTATGGAATCAAATATAGACACCATTTTTACATATAAATTATATATATGTAAAAGTGTGGAAGAGTTGGAAGAACTATTTACGGATATTAACTGTAATATTAAATTCGAAAATATGTTTCCGTATAAGAAAACAGGTAAACTAATGGAAAAATTAGAACATTATTTCAAAACTTCAGTAAGTAAAGCAAAATACAATCGAGATTACAAATTTAATCCTGATAAGCTAAAAATGAAACTAGTAGAAATAAAGTTCTTTGAACAATATGATAATTCTGTTGATGATGTGTTTAAGAAAATTATAGAGTTAAATATCAAAATGTGTGAAGAATATTATAAAAAGAAATTGGAAAAAAAGTTACTTAGACATGAACTATTCTTTTTGGAACATATTGAAAAAGCTAAGAATAATGTAATGTACTTGTTATTCAAAGAGAATTTTGAATGGATTGATTTATTGGAGAAAATGCTTTGAATTAATAATTTTGTCATTTTATGATGAGAATTTTAACATTTACTTAAAATATCGTGATCTAAAATCAATGACAAAAATAACACGATTTATTTCCTATATAAGTGTATTAAATATTGACACATGCATTATTTATAAATGTCCAGTTAGTACCAGTAGAATCACTTTCGAATACAAAAGAAGTATTAGCAGGTGGACTAGTTAATCCAAATGTAGAACCACATAAATTCAAAAATGTAGTACCGTTAGTAATATTATATGGAGAATTTTTAGTTTGATCAATTGGTAAACCATTTGAATCCATTGGATTTCCAAATATATCTAAACCACTAGGATATGTAGAAACAGCACTAGAATAACCAGATGTTGGTAATGATGTAGGACCAACACAAACTTCTATAAATTGACGTTGAGAACCTGTATTTTCTTTAATAATTCTTACACGCCAAGTATAAAATGGTGCGGTATTTGTATTATCTGTGTAATAATTATAAATATGAGGGTATAATGTTGTTGATGAATATTTAGTACCTATAGTATTTATATATGATAATTTTTTTAATATTCTATTATAATTACCTAGTAATATTGCAGGTATAGTATTACGTGAAATACTTACTATATATTCTGGCATTGCTCCAATTGTTATAGCACAATTTGAATTCCAGTACATATTAGTACTATAGTTTGTACCAAAAAAGTTAAAAGTCATTCCACCCATTGGTATAGGAACATTTGCATCATCTAACATTCCTGGGGGTGGCGTAGTAGCATCATTTATACCAGTAAAATTTATAGGTGTTCCACTATTTAATAATTCACTATTACTAATTACTAAATTCCCTTCTGCAATTAATAAATCAAAATTTATTTGTGATAATACTGAATTTGATCCAGTATTTATGTAAATAGTTTCTACATTATTATTTCTAGTAATTTTCACAATATTATTAGAGTAATCTTGATATGGATTTGATCCTCTGCATAGAATGTATTTTTTTATCATGTTATATATAAAGAAAAAATTGATATTTGTTTACTAATTACTATAATTAACTAATAAACAAACTAAAATGTCTAAACAAGTCTACGACACAGACGGTACTACAGATTTTGCATACATTTATTATGAATATGTTAGTAAAAAGAATAAAGATGAATGGAAGATAGAATTTACTCAAGGATGTATTAATATTATGAATGTTTATAATACTACCAGAATTAAAATTAACTATCCCATAGAAGATCATTGGATGTATCAAGAAATAGTAAAAACTTATGTTAACAATGCTTTTGAACAAGGTGGTATGATTAAAAATAATCATTTTATTCTTCAGGTAGAGGTAAGAGAATATATGGATCCTAATGATCATGAATTTGATTCAAAATATCATGAGATTGGAGATAATGAAGGATATATTATGATGGAAAGTAAAACAATAAATGTAGAATTAAGTATACCTTATAAATTAGCACTTAGTATTATGAAATTTATGTCAGGGTCGACAGATGTAAAGGATCCACCAAGAATTTGGCAGATTATTAAGAAACAAAATTAAGAATTTTTTTTATATATGTAAATATATATGAAAAGTTTACCTATAGGTTATGTTAAATCTCTTGTTAGAATGGTTTTAACTGCATTTGTAATTTTAGGATCATTAAATTATGGTTCATCTGTACTCAATTATAACTTAATTGAAATGGGTAACGATAAAATAGATCAATTCTTTAATAGAAAAACTTGTTTTAATGTAATTGTATATTCTATAATTGCAATTTCAGGATTAATTTTAATGTTTCAAACTACTACATGGTTACCTTTCTTAGGTCCTTGTGCATTCCCAACTAAAGGATTAATTCCCAACAAAGTAAATTTTATTGGATCAAAAATAATTAAAGTAAATGTAAAACCTAATACCCGTGTAGCATATTGGGCTAGTTTACCTGTTTCAGACAAAGAAGTCCCTGATGTAGAAGATGCTTATTCTGATTTTTCTAATTCTGGAGTAGTTACATCTGATAGTAATGGTGTTGCTGAATTAGTAATTAAACCTGGGTCATCATATATAGTTCCATCTGGTAAAGAAATACCTAAACATGTACATTACAGAGAATTGGATAATAGATTGGGTATGATGGGAGATTTGAAGACTGCTTATTATTGAGGGGGGGGTAAAGTATTTTAGATTGACATTCTCTCAGCCTACGGCAATACGAGAATGTCAGATTAAACTCTGCGAGTTTCATCGACATTCTCTAAAAAAATTGAAAACTTAATTTATTATAACACTTATAATAAATTAATCCATCACAAATGGAAAACCCTATCAAACGTTTCGAACACATCGTAAAAGTAATCAATACTAATTTTTTTGATGATCTAGGTAAGATTGAATTAATCATCAATGAAAATGATATTCAAATTAATAATCTAAAAATTAAGGTCACACCTCACGAAGGAGTCCATAAAAATATTGAATATCAGCTAACAATTAAGTTCCAAGAATCAAAGACCTGGCCACTGGTTTACATTGATTCTGAAATTTATGATAGAATTAAAACAACTCAGTACATTGAGAACCGCGGTCATCAAGCACATGGTGGATACCATAAGGGCATCTGTATCAAAAATCTAAGTTACGGTTATGCGTTTATCAAAAATTTTAAAGAGTTGTGTGATAACAAATGGGAGAATTACATTTTTTACTTGATTACCCTTTTCAATAACTTGCAGGATTTTGAGAAAGGTAATGGATTGAGATCTAATTATAAGGAGATACTTAAGATTTGATTTGATTAATTGGATTTTTTGGTGAAGATGCTGTAGATTTATCTTTATTTTTGTGCTAAAAAAATTATGCTATCTATCAGTATTTTTAATTTATCTATATTTCCATACAGATTAGTTAATTCATCTATTTTTTTTTGTTGTTCTTCAAATTTTTTTTCAAATATATTTTTTAGCTCTTCTATATGTGATATATGATTTATATCTTCTATCTGTAATATATTATTTTTATTTTTTTCTTTACACGTATTCATATGAACTTTAAAATTATGTTTTAATGAAAATTTTTTATTACAGTAAAAACATTCATTATTTATATTAGTATCTTTAATACATGTATTTATTCTCATTACATGTGATGCATATGCACTTTTTTTTATAAATTCTTTATTACATTTATCACATTTATATTTTTTTTGCAATTTTGGTAAAACTTTAATATTTTTATTAGATTCCTCTTTTAAATCAATTTTATTATGTTCATTAATCTTAGTATAAATAGTTCCGTATTTCTGAAAAATATGTTTAATATTATCAGGATTACATTTAAAAAATTCTTTTTTTGGAAATCTAGAATATCCTTCATTAATAATATCATTATGAATTGATTTTTCTATTTTAAATCTTTTATCAGGATCAACCACAATATAATAATCTAATTTAAAATTTTCAGATACTGCTGAATTATTTAAGCCTATTAATCGATGTTCAACTCCAGTTAATGTTTCTCCTACTTTACATCTATCGTTATTTGCAGGTGTTGATACGCAATATATATAACCATTACTCATTTTTAACCATACTTTATATGGTTAATATCCTTTTATATAAAATAAACCAAAAAAATTGCCCAAAATTTCCCTATTTTGGGTTAAATTTTTAGGTATTGCCCAAATTTGGGCAATTTTTTTGGTTTTATATTCTCACCATTTTCCCTATATCCTATATATCCCTTTTTACTATTTCTTATTGTTATTATTATTATTATTATTATTATTATTATTTTTTTTTACAGAGAGAGAGAGAAAATAAATATTATATAAATATATTAATAAAGAGAGGGGGTAAAAAATAAAAAGTTATAAAAAAGTCAAGTCCATTTTTGACTCCGTTAAATGTGGAAAACGTTTTTAAAATATCATTGAAAAATATATTTTAAAAAGTGAATTTTGATGGTTTTGATATAAAATAGAATATATTAAAAATGCGTAACGGTAACCACAAAAATAAAAATATTTTTAAAAGTGTAATTGTGATGGGGTTTATGATTGTAAATTTATTAATTTAAAGGTATAAATATATTTAGACTAATTTATTATGTCAGATTGTACAAAATGTAAAATTATTCATCCAAATAATAAATGTCCAAAAATACAGTGTTATAAATGTAATGATATAGGTCATTATTCTTATAAATGTACAAAAAAAGATAATGAAATAGTAGAAGAAACTAAGGAAGAAACAAATATAAATAAACACATTATTTTAGGTGCATTAGAATCACATTCTAAAAAATATATATTACCACAAAATGCATCAAGAAATATAAATTATATTTGTATTGAATGTAATGAATATTTAATATTTAAAAAAGGCAATATTAAACGACCACACTTTTCTCATAAAGCAAAATCTGAATGCACATATTATGAACATCCATCTGAAAGTCAAATTCATAAAGATGCTAAATATAGATTAGCTGATTGGTTAATAAATAAGAAAGATATTAAATTTGAATGGAAATGTTTGAATATTGAATTATATGGTAGGTATTGTAATAAAGAAGATGATAAGACAAACCACCAAGTTACATATGAAGATGGTGATGTAGTAAAAGTAGAATATCGAAATGAAAATCCATTATTTATTGCAGATGTTGCAATTATAAATAATGATAAAATAAGATATGTATTTGAAATTCATCATACAAATAAAACATTAACTGAAACAAGACCTGAACCATGGTTTGAAGTAAATGCAAAAGATATTATTAATTCAGATGAATCAAATATTAATTTATATAATATTAGATCTAGTAATAACTCTTATTGTAAATTCTGTAGTGATAAGGTTGATTGTAATGGTATGGGATTTCCTGAATGTATAGATCAGAATGAACCATATAAAAAATATAAAAATTGTAAATGTAAAATATATAAATGTTCAGTATCTAGATGTAGAGAAAGGTTATTACAATGGATGTATGATAGATGGAATGGTTGTTGTTTTAATCATTTCATAAATTAATAATCAATTCCAAATGTTGTAATTCATTATAAATATGATCATAATATGATAAACATATGACTTTATTTTTTAATTTTAATTTTTTATTAACAATATTAATTATTCTTGTATAACCTTTATTACATGGGAATAATATAATTGCTTGATGTATTTTACTATTGATTCTAATAGTATATTCAATTAGATTAATATCTATAATACCTTGTAATGATATTAAAAATTTATCTGATAATGAATAATCAAATGTTTTCCATCCTTCTTTTTTATATAAATTATTAACATTATTTCTAATCTTATCAACTATATCTAAATAATATTCTGTATCATCGCTATTATAATAAAGTAATTCAAAACCTGATAGCATTGATGGTATTTTATCACTAATCTTTTTATTTAACAATAATATAATATTATTATTTTCAAAATATTGTAAAGCATATCCTAATTCAATCATAGCATTAGGATTTGGTAATGATATTATATTATTTAATATGTAATCAGGTGTTATATCACATACAAATATATCTGCTATTTTTATATGATTTTTTATTTTATTCAATAATTGATGGGAATTATTTGGATCATTATTACAAACATCAATAATATTATCTACATTATCACATACTTTTTCATATGTCATTCTTGTTTCATCTCTATTATTAGAATATGCATAAAATACACTCATTATTCTATCTAATAATATATTTCTAAGTAAAAAATTGATTTATTTAAATATTACTTACGTATTATAAGTAATATTTAAAAATGTCTTCAAACAATGGTTACATTTATGTTAGACAACATCCATATTATGATATTGATAAAGTTTGTAAATTAGGTAGAGCTACAAATATTCCAGATAGAGATAATGGTTATGCTACTGGTGAATATCGAAGAGGTAAATTTGGATTAGTTATTGAAATAGAAGATAATCAAAAATATGATGATAAATATGTTGAAAAATTATTGCAAAACTATTTTAAAAATTATCATTCTAAGATAAATGGTGGTAGTGAATTTTATAATATTAAAATAATAGATGAAATAAAAG